CGGAATGTTTGCCCAAAAGCTCAAGGGCTTTGATCTCAATCTTGGGATCACCGCAGTCTGTCATGCTGACTAACTTATTTGTAATAAATGTGCGGGCCTGTTGTATATCTGCAAAAGCTTGGAAGTCAAACGTCTTAATGAGGACTGATGCCGCCTTCGCCTCTGCTGCACTGTGTATGTGCCTAGGTGCATTAGGTTTATCGGTACCGTTAATTACTTCGGAGGCCGAATGCAAATCTTTATCCGCAAAATCAATGCTGGGGCCTAGGGATTCCAACGCGGCTGTAGTATTTACAGCGATGGCGATGCCGTCCTTGTGAGTCTTGGGTTGCTCATCGGACATATCAAACGGTAACGGATGTTCCGTTGTTGGCTGAATTTCAATCATAGGCACCGAGTAGTTATCGGGAATGTGTGGAATGTAACACAAGCTTTTAAATTTTTGCAAAAAATTTTTTTGATGGCTCGATTTATTTTGTACCGGGGGGTGTTTGCAGGATTGAGTTTTGTAGCATTGTGGTACAAAATATATAGGGGGTGGGGGGATACAAACGAGCCGACCCTTCGGCGAGTGAAATTTTAAAAATGGTCGTCGAGAGAGCAACACAGTGTGTACTGCGCGCCACCTCCCTTTGCCTCAGTTTTGGGGGGTGCCCCCTTTCCCTGCGCCCTTTTCTAACTTTTGTTAGCCCTTACCCCCTATTTATTTTCTTTATTTATTACTTGCAAAGTGTACCACAATGTATATAATAGATAGCATGCCAACGCATTGTTGTGCATCTCTCCCGATAGGGTTTATCGGATTATTAGAAGGTATCAGAATGACTACTACAGTTATTGTCTCCTCCGCCATTGACACCGGCATTTTATCCATCGCACGTAATGCACTTGTTGAGGGTGTTACGAAAACCGGTGTTGTCATTGACAACTACTCAAACGCCATTGCATCGGTGTTCGATCGTAAGGACACCAACGGCAAGATCATTGCAAAATGGTTTGATCTTGATGGAAAAGAAGCGAAGGGTATCAAGTTAGAGAAATCATTGTTTGCGAATACTCTCATGGATAGAGACGCAAAATTCATCAAAGAAATCAAAACCAATGCTGACGGAACAGTTACCCGTGTGCATACTGCAACAGTAGACACCTACTGGCAACGTGTGAAGGTCGCTAGTGGTTATGTGCCAAAGGGTAAGCTTAAAGGTTCAAGTGACGTTGACGCAAAAACGCAAGCTGAATTGAAGACCATGATAAACCGGATTCTAGGTGCTGAAGAGGCGGGACAAGAATGCCATGCGAGCATGATCTTGGAAAACCTTAAGAATAGCTACTTTGTTCTTACCGGTGAAGCTTACAACGCTGACAAGTAAGTAGTTAACCAACAGAACCTAGGGGAAACCCTAGGTTCTAACAAATGTTAGAAATCACCGGAGAAAATTATGCTTACTAGACTAGACAGTAGACTTTGCAAAATCTTGTTATCGAAGCGCATGATGTGGGCGTGGCGTTTTTGGTGGATCGAAGCCGCCCGAGTCGGCAACGATTACAAGGGATACGTTAACATTGGTTTGAATACCAAAGCCCGTAGACAACAACGAATCAATTACATGTAACCTAACAAATGTTAGAACCGAGCCCGCCTAGTGCGGGCTTTTTTGCGTCTACGCACGAACTTGTTTCGGGCAGTTGTCTCTAACAAATGTTAGCGTACCACTAAGTTATTTTTCCCCCGAATTTTTTCGGTTGCACCAGTTCTCTGTGCGGGGCTAGCCCCAAGCATCGTGCCCAAATTTTAAGCACCGAGATTTTAACCCTGCACCAGTTCTCTGTGCGGGGTCAGCCCATGCCCTTTCTAACAAATGTTATGTTTCGTTGTGGCAATGTTACGTCTAATGTTACGTTGCAAATCGCGTAAGTTGTTGATTTTAAAGCAATGTTATATGTTACGTTTTTTTGAGAATGAGTGTGGCGGGCAAAAGGGGCAAGACCTCTCGCCAAGTGCAAAGAGTACCACAATATATTCTAGGAAAGCCACACACACTATTCTTAAAAAAGTTTAACTTTATAACATAACCCATTTTTTCCTCCGCAAAGCCTTGATTCTATTGGGTTTCATAATGTTACATGTCAAAACTTATTTCCATAACATTCCACAACATTGCCCCCAAAAACGTAACAGACCCCACAAATAAAACGTAACAAAACTACCGGATTGCAATCGCCCAAACACTTGACATATCTATAACTTTGTGGTATAATTAGAGTATGGGTCGGGGATATTATTCTGTAACTTTAGGTTTGCGCCCCCCAACTCAAAACATAACAAAGCAAACCTAACAAATGTTAGAAAGGTTAGATGATGATTACAACCACAATCCGCGTGGGTCTGCGCACGTTGACCAACGGCACTAAGTTGTCGGTCTATCGTTGCTTCTTGAACGGCATGCAAGGTATCGAAACCGATGAGCAAGCTATCGAGTATGTACGTACTCGAATCAATAACGATTGGGGTCTCAATCGTGGCTTGTTGCTCAACTGCATCGACAACAACGACTACTCAATCGAAAGGGGCTAACAAATGTTAGATTTAGATTGGAAAGAATGTAGCGATTGCAAGGATGAGATACCGATCGAACGGCATCAAGCGTTCTGCATTTTCTGCGAACAAGACAGAGAGCGTAGTGCAGGTGAGGAACGTAGCTCTTGGTGCGTAGTCCAAGAGTATGGCAAGGGTAACTACCAACTTGTTACACCTGCGAGCGCACGTACAACGCTCAAACAGACTAATCAAAAAGAACTGAGGGGCTGAGCCATGAAAGTCAGAGTAAAAGCAAAGCGTAAGTTGGTTCGACTTGCGTCAGAGAACAAGTACCAATGGATTTGCGATCGTATCGAGCGCAAGTGGGCAGAAATTCAAGCGAGGGGCTGAGCCATGGTTAGACACACCTTTTATATTGAACACGAAGACGGAACAGTCCTTGAGTGGACAGGGCTGAGTCACAGACGAGCGCAGACCATGCTCGGCTATACGCAAGTGTGCAAACCCGTGGGCTCATGCCGATGGGGTTGGTACGAGGAAGAGCATCCAGTAATGGGTGATGAGTTCAGACTTAAAAATCTAACAAATGTTAGGGAAGGGGTAGAGCAATGAACCAAGACAAAGTGTGGTACGTGCAAGATGACGATGACGAAGACGTGCGCACCCTGTGGCGCACCAAGATGGATGCCGAGGTCTATGCACGGAGACTGTATCCAGACGAGACACCCGATATGAGGTACGCACGTGTTCGTTACGTACACATACTAAGCTATGACGGACACTATTCAGGCGATGACGAAGGAGTAACGCCATGACCACAAGACCAAGACACGTGAAGGTTGATCGACTGACCAAGCGAGTAACCCAAACCGACTACTTACAAATGTTAGGTGAGGCGATGAAGTTCGCACGAGTGGAGGAGAGCAAGCCTGTGCTCAATGCTAGAGAGTTACCCATACAAACCAAGAGGGAGGTCAAATGACACCGGAAGAAATTGAAAAGCGATTTGGCAAGGAAGGGTTGGACATGCTTTACGACTGCATATTAGACAGGGCGGTGCATGAGCTAGCCGATTGGATACTCATGTTCCACACCTCAGAGCAGATCGGTGCTTGGATTAACACACTTAAAGCTGACATGGAGGACTAACAAATGTTAACTAAATGGGAGAAGCTTGGATTAACACACTTAAAGCTGACATGGAGGACTAACAAATGTTAACTAAATGGGAGAAGCTAGAGCGAGTGCTTTTTGTACTCGGTTTAATTGTGGTCATGCTTGACCTATTCTATTGGAGACCATGATGCCAAGACGCAAGAAGAAATACATACTTTTGCGTGGGTACTCGGGTAGGTTCATTGTGGTTAGGCGTGAGTGGTACGACCTTAAAGGCATAGCCAAACAACGAGGCGACCGCAAGCAATGGTGGATTGTTACCGAGAGTGACGATCGTGGGGCTATGCACGCAATGGCAGGGCTGAGTGGTAGATATTTAAAAATGGAGGTGAACCATGAACAAGATGGGGTTGTTACAAGACGAGAGTGAGGGGTACGAGCCCCAACGATTGAGCAAGTGGTTCGCTAGCCGACTAGGTGCTAGGGAAGTGGTACGAAATAACTTTAGGAAGGAACTAACAAATGTTAGAAGCAAGCATGAAGATGAAGTTGTTCTACCCCATACGACCATGGGAAAACGAGCCCGACCATGCGGAGTGGGTTCAAGAGCCGAGCGGGTACAAGTGCAGGATCAAACGCAACCCAACCACAGGGGCGTTATGTGGTTACGTGGGTATACCTAGAGAACATCGGTTCTGGGGTATGGAGTACGACTCACATGACGAGCTGAGTGAGATTGGCAACGATGTTCATGGTGGGCTGACTTACTCTCAAGCAGATAGTGATTGGTATTGGTACTTTGGTTTTGACACAAGCCACGATGGAGACTTTGCACCTAAGCTAGTTGAGCATTGGATTGGGCGCGGGTACAAGAATTACTTGGGGGGATATTCTGACTGCATGAACTACAAGACATGGGAGTTTGTGGAAGATCAAATCTTTTGGTTGGGCAAGCGACTATGGCAGTACAACGAGTACGCAAAGGAGGGTAAGGATGTGGAATGAAAAGTATTACCTGTGCCGATCGCCCGCGACTAACTACTACGTTTTCGTAAACGAGAAGGACTACAAGTACATGCGTCACCATGAGGCGAGCTTGCGTGTACCCGACCCCGACAATGCCCTAGAGCTACTAGCGCATGGGTCAAAGCGAGAGATGGATTTACTTTACAACTTAGCAATAGGGAGACCTAACAAATGTTAGCTAGATACTACGTGACAGGGTGGAGTGGGAGGTTCGGCATGTGGATTGCCGAGAGCCTCGAAGCGAAGAGTAAGGTGGCGGCAAGGGAAAGGTTCACGACTAAGTACCCAACGCTTAAGACTATCAAAGCATACAAACTAAGGGGAGAAGCATAGGCGAATTACTTGACATACCCATTTAAATGTGGTATAATATAAGTTACTTTGGATAATAATGTCCATAGTAGCGTAGGCATAGGTGTTAAAAAAGTGCAGAGTTAATTTGCAAACATCGATGCTTAACAAATGTTAGAAATCATTAGCGTATTAGAAAGACCATCATGGCAGAAATCAATTTCGGTAAATCAATTACCCTCAAGCAAGCGGCAAACCTTATCCGCACAAACCCAACGACTCGGTTCTTGTTGCAAGGCGAGCCCGGGATTGGCAAGTCCTCCCTACTAGAGAATATCGCAAGCGATCTAGGCTATGATTATGCCTATATTGACGTACCCAATATGGACTTGGGTGACATCGCAATGCCTGTGATCGACCACGATACCAAGACCACACGCTACTACCCCAATGCACGTTTCCGTCTACATGAGAACAAGCCATTGGTCATCATGCTTGACGAGTTCACGAAGGGTGCTGACCCTGTGAAGAACATGCTTCACCCTATGCTAGAGAAGGCAAACCCACGACTCGGTGACAAGACCCTTACCGCCAATACCATAGTGTTCTTGACGGGTAATCTGACAACCGATGGCGTAGGCGACTCCCTCAAAGCGCATAGCCGTAACCGCTTAGTCCCAGTAACTATTGCCAAGCCCGATGCCGAGCAGTGGATTGAGTGGGCTATTGGTAAGGGGCTCGAAGCCGAGGTGATTGCATGGGTGAATCGTTTCCCCCACGTACTCGCAAGCTATACCGATGCGGCACAAGGTGACAACCCATACATCTACAACCCACGCAAATCTCAGCATGCGTTCGTATCACCACGCTCATTGGAGACAGCATCGAACATCGTACGTACTCGCAAAGAGAACGACCCTGATTCGGTGATTGCCGCTTTGACTGGTGCGATCGGTGAATCGGGTGCGCGTGATATGCAAGCGTACATTGAGTTCTCAGATCAACTTCCTACATGGGAAGCCACGATCAAAGAACCTAAGACTACGACAGTACCTACAAGCCCGGGCGCATGTGCCATTGTGGTGTTCGGTGCTATCGCACGTATCACTAAGGACACCATCAGTCCATTCATGGATTACTTGTCTCGATTCGATGCCGAGTGGCAAGCCGTGTTCGCTATCAACATTGCCAAGAACCCTGCGAAGCAGAGTATCGCTTTCTCAAGCAGTGCGTTCAAGGACTGGGTTGTTAAGAACCAAGACCTACTGTGAGAGTTCTAACAAATGTTAGGAATGAACGGCATGACCGCAACCGACTTTAAAAGATACATCGTCAGGTGGGTGACTGACCATATCAAGAATGAAAGCGGTACTGCTCAGATACAGGTACTTGGGTACTGTGTATACGACACGAAGGAGTGCAAGACTTTGTTTGAACACAAGGACAAGCAAGTGTGTGAGAAGGTTTTAACAATGATATTGGAAGGAGAAGGTAATGGGATACAGAAGTGATGTGGTTGCGGTGTTCTACACCCAAGACCCTAACGAGTTTCCGTCTATCAAGCTATTCATTGACGAGCATGTGCCTGAGTGGTTCAGGGGTGATAAGTATATGACTACGTTCACAGGCAATAACAACTTGCAGGGGATTAAGTTCGACTTGCAAGATGTGAAGTGGTACGAGTCATACCCCGATGTGCAAGGGTTCGAGCAAGCGTTGAATAAGTTCGAGAAGTTAGCCGATGGGGGCGACAAATGGTTGTGGGAGTTTGTGCGTATAGGAGAGGAGGTGGAAGACGTAGAGGAGCGCAGTTGCTCGGAAGCCCACAACTTGATCTATGTAAGTAGAAGTATTGAGTGTGATTTTTAAACAACGAAAGGTAACAAATGTTAGAAGAACGTAAGGTACAGAAGGCGAAGATTACATTGATGCGTGACCCGAGGTTTGCCCTTTGGTCTGGCATCCTGATGGTTGGTCGTACGAGTGTAGTGGATAACATCCCAACTGCATGCACCAACGGGCGTGACGAGAAGTATGGTCGCAAGTTCGTGGCAGGGTTGAAAGAACCCGAGTTGAATTTCGTGGTACTCCATGAGAATCTGCACAAGGCTTTCCGTCACCTGACCACATGGCGCAAGTTACATGACGAGAATCACCGGCTGGCAAATGCGGCTTGTGACTACGTGATTAACCTTAAGCTCAAAGACCTTGATCCTAGCGAGCGCATCATTGCGATGCCACGTTGGGCAGATGGCGAGTTGAAGGGTAAGCCGATGGGTTTGGTTGACGAGAAGTATCGCGGGCTCAATGCCAAGCAAGTGTTCGACCTACTCAAAGATGAGCAGAAGGGCAAGGGCGGCGAAGGTGGCGATGACGAAGGCGAATCAGCAGGAGGCGACTCGAGTGGTACAGGTACGGGCGAAGGGTTCGATGACCATGATTGGGATGGTGCGAAGGAAATGACCGAGGAGGAGAAGAAGGTTCTCGAGCGTGAAATCGATCAGGCTATTCGCCAAGGAGTAATGGCGCACCAAAAGATCGCGGGAACTGGTGCAGGGGACTTAGATCGTGACTTGCTCGAGTTGCTCGAACCCAAGGTTGACTGGCGTGAAATGTTGCGTGAGTTCGTGAAGTCTACGTGTAGCGCAAAAGATACATCGTCATGGCGCAAGGTTAATCGTAGGTTCTTGTCTATGGGTACGTACATGCCTAGCTTGATCGGTGAGAAGGTTGGTCATATGGTTATTGCCGTAGACACATCCGGTTCGGTTGGGCAAGAAGAGTTGTCGGGCTTCCTAACAGAAGTTAGGGGTATCGCAGAAGAAGTTAAGCCTAGCCAAGTGGACTTGATCTATTGGGATAGCCGAGTAGCGGCACACGAGGAGTACACCGATAGCATGGTGGGCGACATTATCAACTCTACTAAACCTAGAGGTGGTGGAGGTACGTCACCCTCATGTGTATCAGAGTATCTGAAAGAGAAACGTATCGTACCCGAGTGCGTCATCATGCTCACCGATGGGTATGTTGGTAGCGATTGGGGTAGTGATTGGACTGCGCCTGTACTGTGGGCGATCGTAGGAGGAAACGATTGTGTTGCAGACAACGGCAAAACGATTCTTGTCAAGGATTAAATTGTGGTGGTTCATAACAAATGTTAGGAGGTATCAGATGGTAGTAGTAGACATTGGTTATCGCAAGTTAGTGATGACCAAAGAAAAAGCAATGGCGTTAGTAGAGTGCTTAGAGAGCGCTGAAGTATACGAAGAGAAGTATTGGAGTGATGAGAAACGCAAAGAGAAAGGAATGGATAGCACCTACACCTACCACGTGTATCCGAATGAAGCTCACTTTGGTATGAGTATTGTCAGTGATTCACATTTTCAAATGGCTAAGTTAGCCGGTAAACCAATTAAGGAATAATCATGAGTATTAGTGCATCAGCAGTATTAGTAGAGTTGAACATCAGCGTTTGGCCTGCCGCAAAGATCGATCGTGAAATCACGAGCCAAGTTAATGCGAGCGCATCAGCACACAAAGATGCGTCACAGACCAAGAAGAATCTGTTTGCGGGTACAAGCCTACGAGCAGACATTGAGAAGTTTGCCGCAAGGGTACGTCTCTATAACAATCAGCACACTTTGCCGTGGGCTGACAAGGGTGAGCGCATGTTGCCGACCAAGTTGTTCATGGACTACAAGCAGACCATGAATGGATACGAGCGTACGTTCAATATGTTGTGCGATAACTTCTTTGATGAGTACGAGCGACTGGTGGAAGAGGCGAAGGTTAACTTGGGTTCTATGTATAAGGCAGAGGACTACCCTGACCTAACATCTGTTAGGACTAAGTTCAGCTTTAGACGTAGCGTGAAACCTTTGCCCGAGGCTGGCGACTTTCGCTTAGACATTCCTGCGCATGACTTAGCAGAAATGCGATCAGCATATGAGACTCAATACTCGGAGAAGCTGGCCGAAGCGATGCGCACACCGTGGGAACGCCTGCATGAAGTTCTCTTGGGTATGTCCAAGAAGTTGGAAGGCTCAGGCGATGAGAAGAAGCGGTATCACGACTCATTGATCTCTAACCCATTGGAGTTGTGTGAGTTGTTGACGAAGCTGAACGTGACTAACGACCCCAAGTTAGAAGATGCACGTAGGCAAGTAGAGCTAGCGTTGCTCGGAGCTGACATTGAAGAGGTCAAGGATAGCCCGTTGGTTCGTGAGAATCTGAAGTCCAAGGTGGATGCTATTCTTGGTAAGTTTGAGTGGTAATTTATAACATTTGTTAGGAGTAATTGAATATGAGTATGAATACATTGAGTTTGAGTAACGTAGTTGTTGGTGAAGACTTGCAGAAGTCTTTGGATAAAGAAGGGTTGAAGTTGACTGGCGTGTTCGGCATGCTAGACCCTGTGGTTAGCCGACTGGCTTCATTGAATCCACTGTGGACTTTCGTTATCAATAGCAGTGGCTTGGGTACTGGAAGTAACCGAGTGGCATCGGGGTTCTCGGTCAAGCTAGATGGTGAAGAGTTAGGCACTATCGGGTTGAGTTACATGGGTCAGCGCGGCAAGGTCATCGCTATCTGTAACGATCGTATTGGTAAGGGCAGACAACGCTCGGACTCATATCGCACTGTGGACGCAGACAAAGCTATCCTCATGGCGAAGAAGATGTTCGGCAAGATGAACCCCAACGAGCGTATCAGTAAGGCTAAGGATGCGGCAGAACGTATAGTGACTCGGGCATCGTGGAACAAAGAGCGTGAGCGTACCACGCACCAAAGCCTTGTTAAGAATGAGATGTTGGCGTGGGTCGAGACTAAGGGGCATGATATGTTCATGAAGTTTATAAAGGTAGAAGCAATACCCTCGCTCAAACACAAAGTTATTACGTCTATGGAAAAGGTAGAGCTACTCGATACTGAGATGAAGACTATCGAGAGAGTTCAGAAGGACTTTAGTGACAATAAGACTGCGCTAGTAGTCAAAGACTCGGGTAAGTATCTAGTAAAAATAGGTGACAAGGTAGACCTATACGATGATAATACGCTCCCCGTGAATATGCGTATGAAGATGGGCATGCTTAAACTTGTGGAAGATGAGCAGTATCTAACCGATGTAGGTTGTAAGGTATCGAGTGAGATATTTGTTTTGTTGGTCGATGAGCTAACAAATGTTAGCGAAGGAGTATGAGATGAAAGAAGAAATTAAATATAGCTCGAAGGCTATCCCCCTACGGGGGTGTAACGACCCTAAGTTTAAGTGGGTAAGTGCCGCTTCTACTGACATACGTAGAACTTTTCGTAAGGCTCGCTTGCTTATCCGTATCACCAACGGAGCAGCGTATGAAAGCCGTACTTGAGTTCACGTACCCACAAGACGAGACCAAGCTCAAGCATGCGTTAAGAGGTGAGGAGTATTACCTAGCGCTGATTGAGATTGATCGGGTGTTCAACATAGGTGGGCATCCCGAACAAATGTTAGACAGGATTGCAGATTTAGTTCAGAAAGGATTAGAAGAATGAATGGGTTTGTAAACCGACAACTTGAGCTTGGAAGTAAACAACCCATACACAAGTACAAGCTATGCAATAAATGCGAAGAGATGAAACCCCCCGAGGGGGGGATCGAATTGTCCCCACACAGATGGTCATGTGCTAGATGTTGGGCTAACAGAGTAACCACAAGGAGTTTATTAAATGCCAAGACCAAAGCCGCCTGAACCTTTAATAGGGAGACAGATACGACTAAGCGATAGGCAATTCCATATCCTTAATCACTTTGGTGGCGCTGAGTGGTTAAGGGGTTTACTGGATAAGAAAGACCCATTCCCTAAACAATACTATGAAAGACTGAAAGATGACGACAGGAATCGAGAATCTAAAACCGGAACAACAACGCAAGGGGCGGGGGCTAGGTAAGAAGCCCTCGCTGTTTTGTACGAGCTTGCGTCTACCAAAGGATGTGATGGATTACTTCAACACAAACTTTGCGTATACAAAGCAAGCCAAGATGAGAGAAGTTCTTACTGAGTACGTTAACAACCAAACAGGAAATAAATCATGATCGAATTAGCAACAACAAAAGAGCAACCTAAGATGACCAAGTCAGCACAAATCCGTAACTACGTTGCGGCAAACCCAAAGGCTAAGTCAGCAGACGTAGCCAAGGCGATAGGCGTAACCACTGCTTATGTAGCCACAGTAATGTGGACTGCGAAGAAGAAAGCCAAGTTAGCGAAGAAGCTCGGGGGCATGCAAAAGAAGAAAGCCCTGACCGATAAAGCCAACTGGAAGACGATTGCGTTTGCTTCATCGGACATTCCGTTTTATGCGGATTCAGTTACGGATACGACACCCAAACGTATGGCACAACTTGCATATGAGGCGGGTAAAAAGTATCGTATGGAAGGCGACCGAGGCGACGCAGTGAATCACCCTGCTCATTACAAAGTAGGTGGAATCGAGACGATCGACTTCATTGAAGCTAAGAAGCTCGGCTACAACCTCGGCAACGTGGTGAAGTATCTGACACGTGCCGACCACAAAGGCAACCGCAAGCAAGACTTAGAGAAAGCCAAGTGGTACTTGGAACGTGAGTTGAGCGCCATGTCCTAACATTTGTTAGGGAAACCACTAGCCACCCTCGGGTGGCTTTTTTACGTCTGTACTATTGACAAAGTAAAAAGTTATGATACTATCAAGACTTGAAAATCTTTTTGGAGTATCAGATGAGCGAACGAATAGATAACGCACTTGCCCTTGCAGATAAGTGTTGGTCAAAGGCAAACAGAGTAAGCCCCGAGTTTGTCGAGCGTTACTTAGAGTTAGCAGAAGAGTTGCTAGCATCAAAGCCCGTTGTTCTTGGTGATGAGTTCCGAGAATACTGCGGCAAGAAACTTTTATTCCGACCCAAAGAACTGCACCCTAACGTATGGGTATCAGGCGTACGCACTCTGAGTACGCTCGGATGGATTGCCCACAATGGTTACACGACACCGACCAAGTCGCACAACCACATGCCTTCGGTCTCAGTATGGAAGAGCATGATCTATGGCAACGACACCTGAAGCCAAGGTCAAGGCAAAGATCAAAGCGATCTTAAAAGCCCACAACGTCTACTACGCTATGCCTATTGGTACTGGCTACGGCAATAGCGGTGTACCTGACTTCCTGTGTTGCGTCAACGGCAAGTTCGTAGCGATTGAAGCCAAGGCGGGCAAAGGCACAACCACTGCGCTACAAGAAAAAAACCTCAAAGATATTATCGAATCCGGTGGAGACGCATGGGTTGTGAATGAGTCCAACCTTGACCACTTAGCAGAGTTTGTATTGGAGTGCATGCAGTGAACATATTAACGATCGACTTCGAGACATATTATTCTCGTGAGTTCAGCCTAACAAAAGTTACCACGGAGGAATACATTCGTAGCCCTGAGTTCGAAACTATCGGCGTAGCAGTACAGGTCAACGATGGTGAGCCGGAATGGTTTAGCGGGGATGCGGAGAGCATGCACCAGTTCCTCACCCGATACGATTGGGGTAATTCCTTGGCGCTAGCCCACAACGCCCCGTTCGATGGCGCAATTTTGAAGTGGGTATTCGGCATCAGCCCTAAAGGTTGGCTTGATACGCTTTCTATGGGCAGAGCTTTGCATGGTACTAACGTAGGCGGTAGCTTGAAGGTGCTGTCAAACTTCTATGGGCTTGGTGAGAAGGGCACAGAGGTAGAAAATGCACTAGGTCTGCGGCGTCAGGACTTCAGCCCCGAACAGTTAGCTCGCTATGGCGACTACTGTAAGAATGACGTTACGCTTACGTGGGAATTGTTTAACGCAATGTCTGCTGGCTTCCCGCCTATTGAGTTGCGCCTGATTGATTTGACTGTGCGCATGTTCACCGAGCCTGTGTTGCAATTAGATAGAGAGCTTATCAAAGACCATTTGCTTAGTGAGAAGCAACGTAAGGAAGACCTACTCGAGAACTTCGACAAAGAAGATTTGATGAGCAACTTAAAGTTTGCGGTCATCTTGGAAGGCTATGGTGTATCACCACCGATGAAAGTCAGCCCCGCAAACGGCAAACAAACTTTTGCTTTCTCTAAGACAGACGAAGAGTTCAAGGCTTTGCTTGAGCATCCAAACCCACAGGTTCAAACTTTAGTGGCAGCGAGATTGGGCACTAAGTCTACGATAGAAGAGACAAGGACAGCTAGGTTTCTTGGTATTGCCGAGCGCGGCTCATTACCTGTACCCCTACGCTACTACGCGGCACACACGGGTCGATGGGGCGGTGACGACAAGCTCAACTTGCAAAACCTACAACGCAACTCACCTCTGAAGCATGCAATCATTGCCCCAGACGGATACATGATGATTGATTCAGACTCATCACAAATTGAAGCCCGTACGCTTGCATGGCTTGCGGAACAAGACGACTTAGTGGAGGCATTTGATCGTGGCGAGGATGTATACAAAATCATGGCATCTGCTATCTATGGCAAGGACGTCTCAGAGATTACGAAGGACGAGCGATTTGTCGGTAAGACGACGATTCTTGGATGCGGCTACGGGATGGGTGCGGCGAAGTTCCAAGCTCAACTCAAGAACTTTAATGTGGCGATTGAACTGGATGAAGCGAAACGCATTATCGACACGTACCGCACCACGTATCCGCAGATTACTGAGCTATGGAAGTCGGCGGCATCAGCCCTCAAAGCTATATTACAAAACCAACAGACGACGTTAGGCCGAGGCGGTATCTTAAAGATAGAAGGCAATAGCGGTGTTTTACTTCCCAATAGTTTGTACTTACGCTATCCCAACCTACGCCTACTTCAGAACGACGAGGGTAAGACGGAGCTGGTATACGACACCAAGAAAGGCAAAGCACTTATACCGACACGCATTTATGGCGGCAAGGTAATTGAGAACGTATGTCAAGCCTTGGCTCGAATTGTGATTGGTGAGCAGATGCTCATGGTTGCAAAGAAGTACCGAGTAGTGATGACTGTGCATGACGCCATCGCTTGTGTTGCGCCGACTGGTCAGGTTGATACAGCCAAGGAGTACGTTGAGATGTGCATGCGTACACGACCATCATGGGGCATGGAGTTACCCCTGAACTGTGAAGCAGGGGCGGGGGTTAGTTATGGAGACTGTTAAGGAGAAGCAAATGACAGATGCGGAGAGAGAAATGGATTTGAACATCGCCGACTTGGAAACTGAAAATCGGTTGATGCGAGCGCGTATAGATAGGCTAGAACGTGTTGAGTCTGCGGCTAAGGCCGTGATGAAAGCGTTTGGTAATAGCATCGACTACGACAGTTGGGACAAGGCACTTGATAAGTTAGAAACTGTATTAAAGGAAAAACCATGAAGCACGACCCCGCATTTCCGTTGGAGATGGTTTACACACAAGAGAACGAAAAGTTCAACGGCATGACCTTGCGTGATTATTTTGCGGCAAAGGTCTTAGTTAATTCATACAAAGAATACGCGGCAAATGTGCATGCCAACAATAAAGGTGTATGGGATAGAGATTGGCGCGTCCTCGTTGCAAAAGATGCGTATGAACTTGCAGATGCCATGATGAAAGCGAGGGAGGAATGACTTGGCCTTTTCCCCCATTCCCAAACCCCAAGGACAAGGGTACGAAGCAACCCAAGTTCAATCCTGACAACTACGAGGACGCACCAAGATGAAAGAAGATGACGACGACATTCAGGACTATGTTTCTTCGAGGGGCAAGGCTATGGACAAAGAATACAACTACGAACGCGAGATGCGTAACCGAACGCTAGAAGAAGTCGCCAAGGAGTTTGACAGCATGAAAGCTTTTGGTGATACGTCAGCATCGTTTGCTGTATTTGTGCGAGGTTTAAAGCGATGACTGACTGCCCAAACTGTGAGTACCACAAAAACCGAGCCGCTATGTGGAGAGCCGAAGCCTATGCGCAGGCAGGGCATGACATTATTGAGCGCCCTTGGACTGGATTAACGGATGTGGAGATACAGGAATGCCTCGACCAAGGTTATGGATTCAATATGCGGCTTGATGGATTTGCCCGAATCATTGAAGCCAAACTCAAGGAGAAGAACACATGATTAAATACGACGGGTATGACGAAGCGATCATTGGGCCCGCAAGCATTTGGCGTGATAGTACGCAAGTATCTGTATTGGTGTATGACGCCGAGAAGATACGAGAAGTCCTGATGCGGGATGGTATGGATGCCGAGGAAGCTCGGGAGTTTATTGAGTTCAACATTGAAGGCGGCTACTTAGGGATTGAAACCCCCGTGCTAGTTTGGCCTAACGATATATGGGATGAATTATGAATCAAATTAAAGCAATTGAAACTACGTACAAGGGCTACCGCTTTCGCTCAAGGTTGGAAGCACGATGGGCTGTGTTCTTTGACACCTTGGGTATACCTTGGAAGTACGAGAATGAAGGGTATCAAAAAGAAATGGATACCGACCTAGGAACTAAAACCATACGTTACCTACCTGACTTTTTCCTACCCTCTCGTTGGGGTAAAGGAGGTATGTTTGTAGAGGTTAAAGGTAACAAGGACGGCCTAAAAGTAGATTGGGAACATAACGCACTGATGCACGACTATGACAACATACTGCCTGACTTTCATGATTCAATAGGCAAGAGTAACGCAGGGTTGCTTTTACTTTCCGAAGTACCCGAGGCTTCACAACATAAAATTTACTTCCATCCGGTGCTTCAACACCACAAAGGCTTAGTTAAAAGCTATGCGTTTTTTGGTGGTGATGGGCTATCTGTTGTACAAAGGTCGCCGTTATCAGACATGTTGGATGTTAGCCCTGTGTACGGCTTGGACACAGAAGGGGATAATTGGGGTATCGATACCAAACACGCACCATCAGACAGGCATTACCCGCATGTGGTGAAAGCTTACGCCGCCGCACGTGGTGCAAGGTTCGAGCATGGTGAAGGCCAAGCGCAAGCAAAGCCTATTGCAGTACAACCAAGATACGTGCCCGGGCCGTATCTTTAACAGAAAGAAATTATGAGTATTGTTTGGTCATTCAGTAGCCTGAAAACATTTCAGCAGTGCCCTAAGAAGTACTACCACACCAAGATAGCCAAGGACATTGTTGAGCCGGACACACAGGCAACACTGTATGGAAAGACAGCTCATACTGTAGCCGAGGAATACATTCGTGATGGAACCCCGATCCCTGAACAGTTTGCGTATATGCAAGCTACCTTAGACGTATTAAAAGACATCCCCGGAGACAAATTATGCGAAGTAAAACTTGGGTTGACGAAGAACTTAGAGTCGTGCGACTTCGATGCTCCAAATGTATGGTGGCATGGGGTAGCGGATTTAGTGATTATCAATCGGACAACGGGGACGGCGCACTCCATAGACTACAAGACGAGCAAGAGTGCGAGATATGCGGATGTGAAGCAACTGGATCTTGTCGCTTGTGGATTATTCGCCAAGTTTCCGGAGATCAAGAAGGTGAAGTCGGCTCTCTTGTTTGTAGTCAGCAAGGAATTCGTAAGGGCTATGCACTATTCAGAAATGGTAGAGAAATATATTGAGCCCCCTGCCCGAGATGTTGCAAGAATTGAAGCGGCGTTAGAAAATGGGGTATGGAATCCAATCCAAGGCCCACTGTGCAAGTTCTGCTCAGTGAGAGAATGTGAATACAACAGGAACTAACATGCCCTACGTAAACAAACCCCGTCCATATAAAAAAGAATATCAGCAGCAGATTGCTCGTGGTGAAAGCCCAGAACGCTTAGAGCGTCAGCGTGCTAGAGAAGGTATAGATAAAAAGAATGCAGACCAAAACAAAGATGGACGTGCTGACGTCCGCGAAGGTAAAGATGTTGCTCATATCAAGGCACTATCTAAAGGTGGCTCCAACAAAAACGGAGTCAAGCTTCAGACACCATCAGCCAATCGCTCGTTCAAACGCGCATCAAACCACAAAGTTGTATCAGAAGTAAGCACCAAGGAACGTAAGAAAAAATGAACCTATCAGAATATACGTGGCCTCGTCCCCCGGGGTTCACGCCGTTTGAACATCAGAAGACAACATCAGAATTCCTAACAACAAACCGCAAAGCGTTTTGTTTTAACGAGCAGGGTACAGGTAAAACAGCATCAGTTATTTGGGCTGTTGACTACTTGATGACCCTTGGATTAGTGAAGCGTGTGTTAGTGATCTGCCCTTTGTCGATCATGAAGTCGGCTTGGCAGAACGACTTGTTTAAGTTTGCCATTCACCGAACCGTATCAGTCGCTTACGGAGCCGCACGTAAGCGCAAAGAGATTGTTAGTCTGGGCGCTGAGTTCGTCATCATCAACTTCGATGGTGTTGGCATCGTCAAGAAAGAAATTATTGCCGGTGGGTTTGACCTTATCGTAGTGGATGAAGCGTCAGCCTATAAGAACGCACAGACCGAGCGTTGGAAAGACCTACGAGACCTAACAAAAGTTATCAAGGGCTTGTGGATGTTGACTGGTACGCCTGCCGCGCAGTCGCCTGTGGATGCTTACGGATTGGCAAAGCTTGTGAACCCCAAGGGCGTGTCACCATTCTTCGGTCAGTTCCGCGACACAGTGATGATGAAGCTCACTATGTATAAGTGGATACCCAAGCCAACCGCACAGTTAATCGTCCACAAAGCATTGCAACCAGCTATTCGGTTTGAGAAAGCCGACTGCCTTGATCTGCCGCCTGTTACGTTCGTTGAACGAGATGCACCATTAACACCGCAGCAGTTAAAGTTCTACAACATACTGAAGAAGCAGATGCTCATTGAGGCTGCTGGCGAAGAAGTATCAGCAGTTAACGCTGCCGTACAAATTAACAAACTCTTGCAAATAGCTGGAGGTGCGGTGTATACGGATACTGGCGAAGTAGTTGAGTTTGATGTGAGCAGTCGGCTCAACGTGGTACAAGAAGTGATTGAAG